TAAAGGAGCATTACACGGCTTAACCAGGTTTAGTATGGAGGACGCTCCTGCGAATAGCTTTTTTTTAGAATACTTATCAAGACCACCTACAGCTGAAATATTCTTTGAAGATGTTTTAATGGCATTAGTGTTCTATGGAATGCCAATACTTGCGGAGAACAACAAACCACGTCTTTTGTATTATTTAAGACGTAGAGGTTATAGAGGTTATAGTATGAACAGACCTGATAAAGTTTGGAACAAACTATCTGTAGCGGAAAAAGAAGTTGGTGGTATACCAAACTCTTCTGAGGACATAAAACAAGCACATGCCGCCGCAATTGAAATGTATATACAAGATCACGTTGGCATAAGACAAGATGGAACAGTTGGTGATTTATATTTTAATGAACTACTAAATGATTGGAGTAGATTTGATATAAATAAAAGAACAAAATTTGATGCTACAATAAGTAGTGGTTTAGCTATAATGGCTAACAATAGACATTTGTATGCGCCAAATGCAAAGGTTGAAAAACCTAAATTAAACATAAATATTTCTAAGTATACTAATACTGGAACTAATTCACAAATAATAAAATAAACATATGGCAGAGTCTGGCATTAAAAGTTATTTTCCAAGTCAAACCGTAAGCGATGCTGAAAAGCTCAGCTACGATTATGGTTTGAAAGTAGGTAAGGCGATTGAAACAGAGTGGTTCAATGATAATAGAAGTGTTAATAAATACAAGTCAAATCAAAACGATTTTCATAATTTAAGATTGTACGCTAGAGGCGAGCAATCAATACAAAAATATAAGGATGAGTTGTCTATAAACGGTGATTTGTCCTATTTAAATTTAGACTGGAAGCCAGTGCCAATTATATCTAAATTTGTAGACATAGTTGTTAATGGTATTGCTGAAAGAACTTATGATATAAAAGCTTTTTCTCAAGACCCATATGGTGTTGCTAAACGAACTGAATACATGTCAAATATTCAAAAAGATATGAGACTCAAAGATTTTAACGAAGCGGTAAAATCTGATTTAGGTCTTGATGTTAGAAAAAGCGACATAGAAGAACTTCCAGAAACAAACGAAGAGTTAGAACTTCATATGCAGTTATCTTATAAACAAAACATAGAGGTGGCTGAAGAACAAGCTTTAAATGTTTTATTTGAAGGTAATAAATATGAGTTAATTAAAAAACAATATTATCAAGATTTAACAGTCTTAGGTATAGGCGCTGTAAAAACAGCTTTTAATACTTCAGAGGGTGTTGTTATTGATTATGTTGATCCAGCTAACTTAGTGTATTCTTACACTGATTCACCTTATTTTGACGATATGTATTATGTTGGCGAAGTTAAATCTATACCGGTGAACGAGCTAGCTAAACAATTCCCTCATTTATCAGAAGAAGATCTTGAAGATATAATGAAAAATAAATCTTATAATAGAAATAATTATACTACTAGATATTCTACAGAAAAAGAAGATAATAATACTATTCAAGTTTTGTATTTTAATTATAAAACATACATGAATGAAGTTTACAAAGTAAAAGAAACAGCAACTGGATCTGATAAAATTATACCTAAAGATGACTCTTTTAATCCACCTGAAGATAAAGAAGGTGGTTATTCAAGGTTGTTAAGGTCTATAGAAGTACTTTATGATGGTGCTATGATTTTAGGCACAGACAAACTACTTAGATGGGAAATGTCTAAAAACATGATGCGACCTAAAAGCGACTATACTAAAGTAAAAATGAATTATTCTATAGTAGCACCACGTATGTACGATGGTAGAATTGACTCACTGGTAAAGCGTATAACAGGTTTTGCCGATATGATTCAATTAACACATTTAAAATTACAACAAGTAATGTCACGTATGGTTCCAGATGGTGTATATCTTGATGCTGATGGTTTAGCTGAAATAGATTTAGGCAACGGTACAAACTATAACCCACAGGAAGCGTTAAATATGTTTTTTCAAACCGGTAGTGTAATTGGTAGATCATTTACTCAAGATGGTGATATGAATCCTGGTAAAGTGCCTATTCAAGAAATAACCTCTGGAGCAGGTGGTAATAAAATGCAAGCTCTTATTGGTAATTATAATTATTACCTTCAAATGATAAGAGATGTAACTGGCTTAAATGAAGCTAGAGATGGTAGCATGCCAGATAAAAATGCTTTAGTAGGAGTGCAAAAATTAGCTGCCGCAAATTCAAACACGGCCACAAGACATATATTACAGGCTGGTTTATATTTAACTGCTGAAACAGCTGAGTGTCTATCTCTTAGAATATCTGATATTATAGAATATTCTCCAACTAGAAGCGCTTTTATACAAGCTATAGGTGTTCATAATGTAGCTGTATTGAAAGAGTTAGAAAAATTACATTTATATGATTTTGGTATATTCATAGAACTACAACCAGATGAAGAAGAAAGAATGATGCTAGAGAATAATATACAAATGGCTATTCAACAACAAATAATAGAACTTGCAGATGCTATAGATTTAAGAGAAGTTAAAAATATCAAACTAGCTAATCAACTTCTTAAAATACGTAGAAAAAAGAAATTACAAAGAGATCAATTGTTACAACAACAAAACATGCAACAGCAAGCAATGTTAAATCAACAATCTGCTGAAGCAGCTGCTCAAGCTGAGGTTCAAAAAAATCAAGCATTAACACAGAGTGAAGCGCAATTAGAGCAGATAAAAGCACAGTTAGAATCTCAAAAAATGCTGCAAGAAGTTGAGATGAAAAAAGAGTTAATGGCATTAGAGTTTCAATACAACATGCAGCTTAAGGGTATTGAAGTTGAAGGCATGAAAAGTAGAGAAGAAGAAAAAGAAAATCGTAAAGACGAAAGAACAAAAATACAAGCTACACAACAATCAGAACTTATAGATCAAAGAAATAGTGGAAAACCACCTAAAAACTTTGAGTCTGCAAGTAATGATATACTAGATGGTAGCTTTGGTTTAGGGGCTTTTGATCCTAGATAAGTTTATTAATTATTATTATATTATATTATGGAAGAAAAACTAGAAGAGGTAGTTGAAGAAACTACACAGCAAAACCAACAAGATCCAGGCGACGAAAACGTGGTGAAAGTTGATGAAAGTAAATTTGAATCTGCTAATGACGATAGTGTTGTAAAGGTAGATTTAAGTAAACCACCAACACCAAAAGAAGAGAAAAATGAAACTAAAGAAAATAACGTTGACGACAACGGAGTGGTTGCAGAGTCTGAAAATGCCGAGTCCGTACAAGAACAAGAAGAAGTACAACCGGAAGCAGAAACACAAGAAGCTCCAGCGTTAGAAGAAATAACTGAAGATTCAACAGAAGAAGAAGTTGCTGAAGCTGAAGAGCAAATAGAAGAAGCTGTTGCCGAAGCAGAGGCTACTGGGAAACCATTACCAGAAAATATTCAAAAGTTAATGGACTTTATGGAAGAAACTGGTGGAGATTTAAATGACTACGTAAAGCTTAATCAAGATTATTCAAAATTAGATGATCAAAATCTATTGTATGAATATTACAAGCAAACAAAACCTCATTTAAATAATGAAGAAATAAACTTCCTTATGGAAGATTCGTTCTCTTATGATGAAGAAGAAGATGAAGAAAGAGATATACGAAGAAAAAAATTAGCGTTAAAAGAGCAAGTTGCCAACGCTAGAGCCCATCTGGACGGGCAAAAGTCCAAATACTATGAAGATATTAAAGCTGGAAGCAAGCTCACAACGGAGCAGCAAAAAGCTATGGATTTCTTTAATAGATATAACAAAGAGTCAGAAGCAACTCAAAAAACAGTTAAAAAAAATACTGATATTTTTACGCAAAAAACTAATCAAGTTTTTAACGACAAGTTCAAAGGTTTTGAATACAACGTCGGTGATAAAAAATACAGGTTTAACGTAAACAATGCTGAAGAGGTTAAAAATACTCAAAGCGATATAAGCAATTTTACCAAAAAGTTTTTGGATAAGAACTCTGCTTTAACAGACGCTAAGGGTTATCATAAATCTTTATATACAGCGATGAATGCGGATGCTGTTGCAAAACACTTTTATGAACAAGGAAAAGCTGATGCTATGAAAAATAGTGTTGCTAAAGCCAAAAACGTAGATATGAATCCAAGACAAAGTCATGGAAAAATTGAAGCAGGTGGCATGAAGTTTAAAGTGTTAGGTAATAATTCTTCTGATTTTAAGTTTAAAATTAAAAACAAAAATAAATAACAATTTAAAATTTAAAAATTATGGCAATTACTGCAGGAGATAATTTGAACAGTGTAGCTGCTTCACAGCAAGTAGCACTAGCTTCAAATTATATCGATTTCGCTACAGCAGGTTCTTCGGACGGCTGGGCACAACAATACCTGCCTGACTTAATGGATAAAGAAGCTGAAGTTTTCGGACCGAGAACTATTTCAGGTTTTTTAGCTCAAGTTGGTGCAGAAGAGGCTATGACTTCAGACCAGGTGGTTTGGTCAGAACAGTCTAGATTACACTTATCTTACACAGGTACTCTTAACACAGGTACTTCTGTATTTACTGTTTTAACTGATATTGATGGTAACGTTGATGCTGATGGATTTGATCCAACAGATCATGGTATTAGACTTAACGATCAATGTTTAGTTGCAACATCTGAAGGAACTTATAAAGGTATATGTACTGCTCACTCTGGTGACACGGTTACAATAGTTCCTTATGCACAAGAAAACGCAGATGATTTAGCTGCTTTCTCTACGGGTTCAGCAGCAGCAGCTACAGTTCTAGTTTATGGATCTGAATATAACAAAGGTATGGGTGGTCAAGGATCTTACGGTGGTATTACCGCTTCAGGACCTAAAACAGTTACACCAACTTTTAAAAGCTTTACTAACAAGCCGATTATTATGAAGGATTATTACGAAGTAAATGGTTCTGATACTTCTCAAATTGGTTGGATTGAAGTTTCTGGCGAAGATGGCCAAAGCGGTTACTTATGGTACTTGAAAGCTGAAGGTGATGTTAGATCGCGTTTTACTGATTATTTAGAGATGACAATGTTAGAAGCTGAAAAAATAGTTTCTACATCTGTCGCTGTTGACACTGTATTTAATGGTGGCGCTGGTCTTGGTACAAACGCTGGTACTGAAGGTTTGTTTGCGGCTATTACAGATAGAGGTAATGTTACTACTGGTGTTACTGGTGTTAACGCTGCTACTGATTTAGCTGAGTTTGATGCTATATTAGCTGAGTTTGACTCTCAAGGTGCTATTGAAGAAAACATGATGTTTGTAAACAGAGCTACTAGTTTAGCAATGGATGACATGTTAGCTTCTATGAATTCTTATGGAGCTGGTGGTACATCTTATGGTGTATTTGACAACTCTGAAGACATGGCGTTAAACTTAGGTTTCTCTGGTTTCAGAAGAGGTTCTTATGACTTTTATAAGTCTGACTTCAGATACTTAAATGACAAAGCAACTCGTGGAGGCATTAACTCAAGAGATGCTGTTGCTCCAATTAGAGGGGTTATTATCCCAGCTGGTACATCTTCGGTTTATGACCAACAATTAGGAAAGAATCTTAAGCGTCCTTTCTTACATGTTAGATACAGAGCTTCGCAAGCTGACAATAGAAGATTAAAATCTTGGATAACTGGTTCTGTTGGAGCTGCTACATCTGATTTAGATGTAATGCAAATGAACTTCTTATCTGAAAGATGTTTAATTACTCAAGGTGCTAACAACTTTATGTTGATGAAGTAAGCACAATTATTTTAAAGAGACTGGGATTAATTTCCCAGTCCCTTTATTTTTATTAATTTTATTATATATTATATTATGGCAAAAAAACAAGAAACAAAAAAAGAGGTAGAGGTACCTGTTGTTGAAACACCAGTTGTTGAAACACCAAAACCTAAAAAAATTGAACCTAAAAAACCAACTTGGGAAATAAAAGATAGAAACTATTATTTAACTGGAAATCAAACACCGCTAACATATTCAATAAGATCTTCTAATATTTATTATTTTGATGAAGAAAAAGGATACGAAAGAGAGTTAAAATACACAAATAATCAAAAATCACCATTTGTAGATGAGTTTCCAAAAGAAAGCCAAGCTAGATTAGAGCATATTATTTTTAGAAACGGGCATTTAAACGTGCCTAGAAATAAACAAACTTTACAAAAACTTTTATCTTTGTACCACCCGCATAACGGGAAAGTATTTTTAGAGCACAATCCTGTTAAAAACGCGGCTAATGAAGTTGATTTTATAGAAATGGAAATAGAAGCTTTAAACGCTGCCGCAAACTTAGATATAGATATGGCAGAAGCAGTTTTGCGTGTTGAAATTGGTTCTAAAGTGAGTGAGATGAGTTCTAAGGAGCTTAAAAGAGATTTATTATTATACGCTAAGAAAAACCCAGGTTTGTTCTTAGAACTAGTAAATGATGAAAATGTTCAACTTAGAAATTTCGGTATTAAAGCAACTGAAATGGGAATATTAAAATTATCTTCTGATCAAAGAACTTTTTCGTGGGGTTCTAATGATAGAAAATTAATGAATGTTCCGTTTGATGAACATC